ATAAGCAAGTGTCCACCTGGTTTGAGTGTCTTTGCAATCGACTCCCAAGTTCCACTCTTAAATGCCACACAATTCTGATAAGTATCCCAACTATTACCAAGATACTCAATACCGTAGGGTGGGTCTGTGACTATCGAATCATACTGTACCTTACAATTATCTGAATATCTTACACAATCGTCTTGTATATACTTGCAATCGACCATTCATACCTCATAGTTTCTCTCTATTATAACACAAAAACCCTCCTCTTGCAAGTCGGGTCTTAAAATTTTCTATAGCTTCTCGAACAACCATACCAAAGGTATGTATAGTTTTTAATAATTTAACTCCCTTTCACATTCATTGACATAATAATTCTTATGTCATTTGTTATGCTTGGTAGAACATAATGTGTAATCATTGATGGAAAAAATATTATTTGACCTTCATCAACATCTGGTGCATACTCTATTAAATTACCACTTGGATCACTAAATGGAGCGATAAAAATAGTTGGTTGATGAATTTTTTTATCATATTTGATATATGTAACTGAACTATATCCATATGCACCGTGATTATGGGGTGAGTGAAATTGACTTTTATAATATTGCTGAAACCATGTGTTAGATACTAACATATTCTTTGTGTTAGATTCTTCTGAAAATTTAATTAATTCTTTTTTTAATATCTGAACAACATTGTTTCTATATAGACCATCATTACCATAATCAGTATATAAGTTATCAGCAGTTATATTAATATTTTTTCTATTATTTAAATTTTGATTGGTGAAATCAATTGATGAACAAATCTCAAGTAATTGTTGTTTCTTTGTCTCCCAATTCTCTATTTTATATTGATAAAAAGGTATAGTAAACATTATTCTACTCCTAATTTCCAATTATCAAAGTTCCATTTTTCCCATTGCCCATACTCTTCATCTATCACTCCATTCATTATATCATAAAACCTTTCATCTGGGTTAAATGGCAATGATTTTGCATAATTCCAAAAGGGTGTATCATATTTAGATCCATATTGATAATGCCATAAAATAATATTCTGCAATTCCATCATTTTATTTCTAATATTTTGATTACATTGATCAAAAGAATGAACATTAAATATACCATCCCATGCACATCTACACAATTTATGGTATAAACCAACTGATGTAGCTTCAAGAGGTTCAATAAATCCATACATGTTTCCTTGTAAAATAGTTCTTTCACCAATCTTGAAATTTTTAGCAACATAATTATCAAACTCAAGAGTATCAGTTACATAATCAAGATCAAATCTAGAAGTGAAATCATCTATTGCTTCTTGTTTTTTTGTAATGGTGTTGTTGTACAAATAACCATATGATACGCTATCTTGATTTGGTATAACAAAAGTCCAACCATTTGGTGTAGCAACGCATCTTGTGTATATTAAATTATTATCTCTCTTAAATTTTTTAGATAATAATACAGTATTGAGTGGGTCAATAAGTTTATCATAATTATCTAAATCTCGATTATGTCTACCCCTACAATCAAAAATAACATTTGAGTCAATTTCTTTTTCTGGATCATCTATTATTTTTTCGGATACCTTAAAAAATCCTGAATCTAATACAACCTCTGATAATTTTTTAGGTACGAAATGAATACCCATATCGTTCCATAAAAATGGATGAAATAACTTTTCTCGTTTCTTACCCCATCCTTCATAAAGTATGCCACTCTTGAATGTAGCACCAATCGGATTATTATACCAATTGATTTCTAGTGCATCGGCAATTAATTCTGGCACTGTAAGAGTCGTCCCCTGTCCCACTTTCTCGATGGGATGATAATCAGGACTATGATATATTTTTATCTCAAACTTTCCTAAGTCTCCACTATCTCGAAGATGTTTATAAAAATGCAATGCAGTTATGCACCCTGCATTTCCAGCACCAATGATAGCGATCCTATACTTCATTTAGATATTATAACAGTAAATAATTCTTTTGACAAGTGAAATATATATGGTATAATAAAATGAGATGAAGGAGTATATGGAAAAAGAGAGGATTGAAGCAACTTTTAATGAGTATCCATTTCCACACGTTATAATAGAGAATTTTTATAATGAAGAGGAATTAAAATTAATATGGCAAGAATTAGAGTTTTACACTCACCCTAATAAATTAGTTCCTGCAAAAGATTATGGTGGTATTGTTGGATCTACCAACGCACTCGCACTTCAATTAGATACAATTTACAGTAAAAGAAGAGAATTATCAAATATATTAACTGTCAATCGTAAATTATTTGATAAAGAATTAATTGATAGTCTATCTGAAATAGGTGGTAGTTTTACTATTTTTAATAAGTCAAATGATGATGTTACTAAAGTTAGATACTACCATAATGGCGAATATTATAAACCACATACTGATTACACCATGAACTTCTTAGCATTTTCTTATTTCTTTAGAGAACCTAAAAAATTTACTGGTGGTGATCTAGTTTTCCCAAAATACAAATACGAATACGAATGTGGAAATAACTCTACAATTATAATGCCTGGTTGGGTTGAACATGGTGTATCAGAGGTTTGTATCGATGATTCTGATTACTATGATGGTTGGGGCAGATATGCAATTACTAGTTTTATTAATTGTAAAGATAAAGGGTCTTAAGATATACCTGTGGCATTTGTATCGCCAGTTATATTCGGACTTCCAATTAAATTAAATGAAATACCACTGCCTTTTCTAATTGCTGCACCATTTGCACCACCACCTCCACCACCAGATGTACCTGGATCTTCATGACTACCACCAGTTAAGAAAGCATTTTGTCCAGTATCAGCACTGGTATCACCTGTGTGTCCACCTTCACCACCAGTTCCTCCATTTATAGTTGCATCTCCACGACTTGTAACTTCTGCTCCCTCTCCTCCTACTCCTGGTTGTTCATGATCTCCAGCAGTTCCATTTCTTCCTTCAGGACTTGTACCACCACTTCCACCTGGTAATCCTTGTCCACCGCCTCCGCCTCCGCCACCAGCTTTTACCTCTGGTCCTCTTCCAGCACCTCTCCAATTTCCCTCTCTTTTTGTCTCTCCTCCACCACCAGCTCCACCACCACCAAATCCACAAATTATAGCCCCACCCTCTGCAGTTTGTATATCTGTATCATCATAATCAATTCCTAATGCACTCGTGCCACTCCCACCTGGTTGTCCCGTTCCAGATTCAACACCATTACCACCATTACCACCAGCTCCAATCACTGTGCCACCATCAACTTCAACTAAAACTTCTGTACCAGTGTTCCAAGTTCCAGTTCTAAGAGCGACATTATTGACATTACCCTGTGCAGAACCTATCAATTTTGTTACATGAATTATAACCTTCTTTCCATTTGTATTAGATGGTTTGGGTCCATTAGTGCCAGTTGAACCACCGATTACAACAAAATTTCCAGATGGATTTGATTGATTAAATTTATCATTTTTTGCATTAACACGATTTTGATTTGCGGTATGTAGATCAATAATTATATTCTGTTTTGCATTAAAAAAATCACTAAATTTTATTTCTTGATTATCAACTGGAATATTACTGTTAGCACTTATACCGCATCCATCCCTTGACAAAGATACCTCAGTCAATGCTCCTATATTGAGATTATTCATTCTATAATCTCCTAGAGATCGTTTCACATTTTGACCGAACTCATTTTCAATCTCTGAAAAAGATAAAGAATTGGTTGGTGGATTACCACCTGCTGCCTTGATTGCCATTATCCAGTTACCTCAACACTTGTGACAGTTTCCCAATTAGTTCCGTTAAAGAATTGTAATTTTCTTAATGTTGTATTGTATATCAATCCACCTCCTTCTGGACTATCAGCCTGTATAACTGCTGTGCTTCCAGCAGATACTTTTGGCAGCATGATAAATTTCTTAGATGGTTGAGATAAACCACCTGATACATCTAAAACTCCATCAGGTTGAGTTGATCCAATACCCACTCTCTTAAATGTAGCATTTGCATTTAGACAATCTAAATCAACAGAATCAGTATTAACTGTAGTATTGATACCAATTTTTCTAAATGATGATATGCCAGATGTTGCATTAACATTACCTATCAAATTACCTGTAACGTTTCCAGTAAGGTCAGATGTGATTGCACTAGTATTAAGTGAACCAATTAATGTTAAATTACCACCTATTATTGCATTACCAGATACGTCAAAGTTTCCTCCAACAAAAGAATTAGCTGTGACAGTACAAACTCCAGATACAGTTAGTCTTTCTTGAGGTTGTGTAACACCAATACCAAGATTACCTCCCTTAGTAAGAGTCATCAATCTGACATTATTAGAACCTTTATGCCAGTGGAAATCACCTTCAGCTCCGCTAGGATTGTTTGCACTCAAATGATAATTAAAGTTACCAGTTCCATAGTTTATAATATCAAGAGACTGTGCTGAACTATATGGTGAACCTGAAGATACCAGACCATATCTAAATTCTGCATTATTAGTATTATTCACACCACTTTCTCGTCCAACAGTGATACCAGCAGTTCCTGTGTCACTTGTTATTTGTAGCTCTGTATCTCCTGCTTTTCTTATATGAACATCATTTGCTGGACTATTTGTTCCAACACTGAGACTTCCAATACTATATGTCTCTGTGCTAGTGCCAACAGTTCCATTATTTTCTACATTAACAAGTTCATACCAACCACCAGCATGAGAAAAGTATCCTTTTCCAGTAGCATGAACGTGAGCAAACAAACCATGATATGTACCAGGATTTGGTAATGCATTTAAGTTTGCATATAATGATGGTATCTTATTCTCACCTGATACACCCTCAATTGTATTACCTAAAATTGTTGTTCCACTAACATCTAGATTACCATTTAAGTCAATACCAGATACAGTAATGTTTGGTGAACCTGATAGATTAGCTGCTGTTCCTGAAGTATTTTGACTACCAGAACTATTAACACCAGGTAGACTTATATCAGCAGAACCATCAAAAGGCACACCTGCAATATTCCTAGCAGTTTGTAATTTAACTGCATCGTCTGCTAGAGTCGCAGTTCCAGCGTTACCCGATACATTACCAGTGACATTACCAGTCAGATTACCAATTACATTTCCAGTTACTGCACCAGTGAGAGGTCCAACAAATGATGTAGCAGTTACTATTCCAGTTGCCTTTATATGACCATAAGAACTTATACCAACTCCCTCTGGTTGTGTATTTGGATCACCACCTACTTGTAGTGTGCTAATTGCATTTGTAGTTCCGATACCACAATTCTGTGATGTTAAAGCGATACCAGTTGAAGATGAAACAAATTCAGTAGTAGGTAAGTTTTGTAGATATTGACCGTCACCAAAGAATGTTACTATTCCTCCTCCCCCAGTGCTAGTAACAACACCACTCGTTATACTAATACCTGAACCAATAATCTCTGTATAGTTAAGAGTTGTTACCGTTAAAATACCTGCTTGTGCTAACGTCGTGCTTGTTACACCAGATACGATTACATTACCTACAATATCAAGAGCCTCTGAAGGCACAGTGGTTCCGATACCAACCAAACCAGTAGGTGTTACTAACAGATTGTCTTCATCAACCTGAACACCATTCCTAAAATTGAAACTCTTCTTAATATTCGCCATCAGTTATTTTTTTAGTTATTTATTTGTTTTCAAGTGTCTTAACTTTGGCAGTAAGTTCTTTAACCGCTTCGATTAAAACAGGTATCAATCTTTCATAACGAACTGCTTTTGTCCCATCATCTCTTGTTGCAGTAATACCAGGTAATCCAAGTGCCTCAACCTCTTGTGCTAAGATACCAGTATCCATTCCCCTATTTGATTGACCCCCTTTCCAATCAAATGTATTACCACTTAAAGAATTTATCATATTGAGTGCATTTTCTATTGGAGAAATGTTTTCTTTTAGTCGAATATCAGATGTTGAGAAAGCAATTACATCATCAGTTGCGAATAATTTTCCAGTGACCTTTGCACCATCTTGTGTGGTTTCAATTTTCTTTCCTGAATTAGTGCTACCCATCCAATATAATGCAGCAGTTCCAGTAGCGTCAAACGCTGCCATAACATCACTAGCACTTCCAGAGGTTTTGGTAACAAAGACTGATTGATCACTTTGTAAATATAAACTACCAGTTCCAACTTCTCTTACGATAGAATTTAAAGTGTCATGTACAATTTCTAAATCATCATTAGCACCTAATTTAAGTTTCTTACCATCATTCAATTTAATTTCTAAATTTGTACCTGATAATGTTGTTCCATCGAATGTAAGATTAGCAGATGTTGTGGTTGTATTAGTTCCACTATTAAATAACACTCTATTAGCATCACCAACGACATTAGTTGCGGTTGTGGCACTATCAGCATTTCCTGTAAGATTACCAGTGACATTACCTGAAATAGTAGAATTAATGTTTGTAACATTAAGTGTATTAGTAGATGCTGTAAATGTTAAGTCGCCATCAGTTGTGCCATCAGTCATCGTGCCTGATGTAAGATGAGTCATAACAATTCTTTGTGTATCTCCATTTGTACCTGATGCATTTAGTTCTGCACCAGTATTTGATAATCCAGCACCATTACCGAAAAATCCTTCGCCAGTAGCAGATGAAGCAGTTATATTTTTACCAACAAATAAATTCTCTTCAATACCTACACCACCGTTTATAACTAATGCACCAGAATCTTTGTTGGTTGAAGGAGTAGTATTATTAATTCTCACCTTTCCTTCAACGGTTACGTCAGAGTTATTCCTAACTGTGCCATTGAATGTTACAGGTCCATCAAATTGTGATAATATATTCTTAGATGATCCACCTTCTACAAGGAGTCTTTCTTTAACAATTACTTCATCAGCAACTATACTTAAACGATTTGGGTCTTCACCTGTGATTGTGGGTACAGGTATATCAAATGTTGTCTGTTGTCCACTCGCAGATGCAATCTTCGTGTTTCCGATATAGAAATCACCCTTATCATTCATACCTGTGTAAACCACATTACCACAAGAAGTTTCTTGTGCCTGTGATAGGAACTCCTCTCTTTCACTTAACGTTCTATTTTGAAGTTGTGGTAATGCTGTTGAGTAGTTACCTGGTCCATAACCAACATATTCAAAGGTATGACCTGATGCTCTTAATATGGATGGTCTTCTAAATTCAATTGGAAGTGGTTTAATCTTATTCAAACGAGAAGATAATAGATGAGAATCAACTCTACTACCTAATACACCACGTATTACCTGAATTGCATTGCTTGCACCTAGTGTAGCACTAGAGACACGCATTATCTCTTCATCTACTTGCAAATAAGATCCTATAGGGAAACGTTGTCTAATGTTATCTTCAGTTGCATCTCCATTTGGTAAGAGTACTTGAATAGTTTTTGAGGTTTTGGTTATGATTTGATTTGATATTAAATATTCATGATCATAAATTGACAAACCTCTAATACCTAAATTCTCTTCACCTACATTGGATGCTGCGTTGTTAGCAGATAAACCATGCTTTAAAATATATGTTGGTGATGTTAATGCAGATGTAGTTGTTGCAGTAAATGTATTCACATCAGTTACTGTCTTAACAATAAAATCTCCAAGATTCTGATCATTATTATCCAATACCCTGAATGAATTACCAACGAGTAATCCATGTGCTGTTGTTGTATCAAATGTTGAGACTCCATTTGAAAAAGCAGCATTACCACCAGCAACATCAACAACAGGTCCCATGTCAATAACTTGCTGACCTTCTAAAATATCATCGCTTGTGTGTTTATGTACTGTAATCGCATTGTCAAGAGTGACACTAGATATTCTATGGTAGGAATCAGTTCCAGTTGTGATACCTGTAACCTGAACATAGTTACCAGTAGCAGTAGATATTCCAGATGTTTCTGCTATAACGAATCCACTAGCACCACCTCCAATACCTCCAGAACTTACGTCAGAACTATCAAAGTATAATTGCTCTCCATTACCATATCCAGAACCACCAGCAGTAATTGTAGCTGCTATTGCCACACCATTTTGAACTGTAACATCAGCTGTAGCACCATCCCAATTTACATTTGTAGGAGGAGTTGATGTGTCGTTTAATAATTTAACATTATGATATGTAACCTGACCTACAGCAGGTTCATGATTTGTACCACCACCTAAATTAGCAGGTTTGATAAATTTTATTGCTCCAAAATTATGTTCTTTATCAAAGGTTAATACTGCTGTAGAACCAGAATCACTTATTGCATTAATCGTGTTAGAAACGTCAAAACCACTCATAAAGTTGTTAGTAGTTTCTCTTGTAATACTTTTCTTTAAATCGTTAGTTACTACATCACCGATTGGAAAGTTTTTAGCAAATGATGATGCTTCAGGTGGATTATCATCTACATTATCACGATCATACTCAGGATATAAATTAACAATATTTTGATTGAACTTATCATCAGAAAATTCATTTGATGGATCAACCATCTTATTGTTAGAATTTAACACAAATAGATGATAGATACCATCTTGTACACCTTCAATATATGGTGTTATAACTGTTGACCTGTATATAAACAAATTTTCATTATTATCATTTCTGTCAAATCTAGGTAGTTGATTATCTCTGGTTCCAGTATTGTTTATAAATGTTCCTGGTGAATGAGCTATACCTTCAACATCTCTATTTGAGTATTTAAATTCTTTACTATTAACTCTGTCAGTAACGATAAATGTACCATTATATGCTTTATCATCTAATCCTGTGCTGTTAAGTGAACATTTAACATTTCTAACGATAATTTGATCCCCAACATTCAAATTATGTGGTTTATCAGTTCTTACAGTAATTTTTGCTGGTGGTCCACTTATGAAATTAACATTAGATATAAATCTAGTGTTACGATCAAAATCAAAATTATTTGTTCCTATTTCAGTCTTATTAAAGTCTGAATTTGACGCTACGTTTGTAGAACTAGAATCTTGTAGAATAAATCCGTCACTTGGATCCTTTCCATTTCTTAATTCTTTTGGTACAACATATCTTAATTTGTAAATTTTATCATCTAAACTACGATTGTCTTCTCTCCTTTTTATATAACTGATATCTTGATCACTTAATAAGCTTTTATTTTGGAAAATTGTATTCCCTGTTGCACTTGTATGAATAAACCATTGATTAGCTGTGCTGTCAAACTGTATCGGATGTCCAGCATCATTTGGTTTTTTATCTGAAACTCTACTTATAATATTAAATTCATCAGAATCACTAGCAACACTTTTAACAAAAATTCCGTTTTGTGCATTTGATAATGATGATGCGATTCTTATTTCATTTGACGCTAAATCTGAATCTACCCCTGAAGGAGTTGCAGTTGTTCCAGTGATTGCAAAGTATATCCTATGAGGATCTATATTTTCTGGTAAATTGCCATTATCAGCGATAATTCTTATCGTTTCTCCTGTTTGTAAACTGTGATTGGGTTGAATCAAATAAACAGATTTCTTTGAAGATGTTGTGACAGAGTGAGTTGCTTTGTATTTTTTCTCTGAGGTATCTGCTGTGGCGGTTGTTGCACCATTTGACATTACAATGACAGATTCATAAGTGCTTCCATCTTTGTCAATGAATAATTTTTCATTTACCCTTGCACCAATTCGATAACCTTGAGCAAAGTGTGATGGTGGTTCAGTTACATCATTTTGACTCAATAAGTAAAATTTGGTCGCAGACGTAGGAGTTGGATCGATTTGTAAATAGTCAATTTTTTGTTCAGCAGTTACAACTGAACGTGGATTGATAATTGAAGTGACAAATCCCTTATCATCTTTTGCAAATGCTTCTTTCTTAAATCCGTCTGCTGTGAGTGCAAAAGTACCAAAGTTAGAGTTAGAGTTTGTAATAGATGCGTCAGCACCATCTATCATGTTAAAATGACTGTGGAAACCAATTGCGAACACTGATACAATCTGTACGACAGCATCATTACTTACTTTAATATGGGTTGTGCGGAATCCTTTTCTATAATTTGCTTCTTGATCTAAATGATATACTGTTTCTGGATTTGTTGATGCAGATTCTGATGCTAGTAGTTCGCCAGTTTGTTTATCAAATACGATACCACTATATCTACGATTTGTTTTATCATATTTTACAAATGCCCTGTCATCTTTTTGTAAGGAGACAGCAGTAAATTGAGCAACAACCATTGATTTAAATCCTGTTGCTTTCTTACCATCAGCATGCATACCTTGCATACCAAATACGGAACGCATTGAGATATTAAAGATATAGGGAGATGCACCTGATACTGTATCAGTTTCAACAAGAACTTGTGCATTTGCAGAACTTAACCCACCAACTTCACCAGCAGGTAAATTAGCTCTTACAAATGGTAAAAGATAAGTGAATGAATTATCATTAATAATACTTGAAACCTTTGTGGATATATTATAATCAGCGACATTGACTCCTCTTATCTTTATTGGTGTTCCACCTGTAAAATTATGAGGTAATGCTGTGGTTACAGTCACCACCTGTCCTGGTGTTGCACCGTCACCTGATTCTATTTTTGTTATATTGAGTGGGTCTGTAGCAAAAGCTCCAACAATTTCAAACTCTGGTCTTTGTGGGGCAAATCCTTTGGGAGCAGTGGGATATTTTTGAGTTATCTCTCTATTTGCGGAAGCCTTATTATATGCGTTTGATAATTTACTATAGTAAATGTCTAAATCAGTTAAATCGCTGTATTGAGATATCTTATTAACTCCATCAGCATATTCAAAGCATGTTAATTTGTGGTGAGAGAATGTAGGTTTTGATTTATTTGCATTGCTAAAGTTAACTGGATCAGTATAAACTGTCTCTAATTCATTGCCATCAAAAATGGTAAACTGCCAAAAATAACAAGCACCTGTTATACGAAATATTGCACTTTCTTTAACATCATTATCTGTTGGGTTAGGGACATACTTTGGTCTTATCTTAGTCTTTCTTAAATCTAAACCAACAATTGAAGTTCCTCTAGGAACTACAACACCACCATTAACACTATTAAATTTGTAAAGTATGTTGTCCTCTTGTGTTAAATCAAAATTAGAATCTAATGTTAAAGATAAAGTATTAATTGCTCCTGTTGAGTCTCCACCTGGACTGATTGCTCTTGCTTGTCCTAACTCTGACCTTATACCAAAACCTGGCCTGTTATCAACTATATGTTCACCAGGAAATAGAAGTATCGTTGTTCTTTCTACAAAATCATTATCATTACCCTTTAAATATGAAAATCTAGCGGCTTCTATCATCGCCCTTTGAATCGTTTTAAAGGGTTTTGTTAAGGAATTTCCTTGATTTTCAATACCATCGGTTGAATCAAGATCATTTGGATTCACATAAAGTATACGTCCTTCAGCGTTCTTTATGAAATTCTCTAGCTTATTAAGAGGCATCTTTTTTATCTACTATAAATTTGATGGCAAGACCATACAATACTAGGTCTATTTAGCTTCCTAGTCGTGTCATCGTTTAGTTACTTGTCTTTTTGAGTTGTCAATTCTTTGTAAATAATTGACTCTGGAGGTAGTAATTGATCACATACTCTGAGTACTCTCATAAACTCATCAATTGTAACACATGATATTAATCTTTTATCTCCATTCTCACTTAAAAGAGCGAAAGAGCGAGAACAAATATCAATTTCTACATTGAGAACAAAGTCGTTCATGTCCGTATATGAATAACCTATTATAGTTTATGTATGTAAATTGTCAAGCTTGAACTGCATAATACCAAGTAACAGCTACTCTTTTACATCCTCTCATCACTGGTTCACCTGCATGAGGAAAAGTCCAATTAGATGGAAATATCAAAGCATATCCTGGTTTTGGTTTTAATGTAGCATGGGTAAATGCTGTACCTCCACCATCAAATCCATCCGTAAGATATGTAATTACAGATATTTGTCGATGATATTGTTCCATTTCACGATTATCTGCTGCATCATGATGAAATCCATATTCCTGTGTCTTTTCATATTGCAAAATTTGTATTCTCTCTCTCCAAGATCTAGTACCAACTCCACCAGGAATTGGATAATATGAAAATATATCATGAATCTTTCCCACCCTTCTTCTATATTCATCTAATCCCTCATTCATCTTTACATGAAGTTTTTTTGTAATATCAACCTCATCATCTAGTACTAAACCAGTGCTAGTTCGACCAGCACTTAAAATTTCTGACTTGTCATTAAAGATTGGACAAGGTGAAAATGTTAATGTATCAATAAATTTATTAAGTTCTTGAACTTCATCTTGCTCAAGTATTTTAATAATCTGTATAAGTTCATTCATATTATTATATTGTTGTTCCGTATCCAATTTGCGGAATCCACATATTATTGGTATCACCTGATGTCGTTCCTATTCCTACTCCTCCACTATTATACTTCCATCCTATTCCAGACACTGTTGATGCAATTGCAACAAAACCATCTAATGGTGCCCATTTATTAGTGTCACCATCCCATTCAACGCTATTTTCTACAATTTTTGTGCTTGCGTTAATAATATGATAATTAGTCATTTCTTTAATTAAGTGTATTATTTATTTCAGGTGGATTGATACGATATCCAAAACTTATTCGGACACAATCACTACCTACACAATGCCAGAAATATGGTGGTTTGTCAAATACATTAAATTCTCTGATAGTTATACCTCTATCATCATAGTCTGTGATTATTTCTTTTGTATCAGGATGTCTATATCTAAAAAATGATTTTTTATCTTCGGATGCGTAAGTAATGTATAGTCTTTTACAAGGCACATTATAGTTGGTGTGCCACCCTAGATATCCAGTTGGAGGATAGATTATAAAACCACCTGAAATTACATCATCTTGTCCAACCATTTTTTTTATCTCTGGTATAAATTCATCTGCTATACTTCGATCAAATATTTTAGCATTTTTAGGAGGAATAAAATCATACTCATCAAAATTTGGCAATTTAAATGCATCTTCCCAATCTTTATCGAAATCGAAACCTCTAATAATAGAGCTACCAATAACCCTATTGATTAAACTCATATCGAACAACCGTTCAATAGATGAACTATCATATGGGTTTCTTTTATAAGAAAACATAAATTAAGTTACAACAACCCAAACTTCTCCTCTTGCACCACCATCAGAGTCTCTTGCTCCTCCACCACCACCTGGTGTTTGTGCGTCTCCACCAGAACCTTGAGAATTTCCACCATTACCACCCATACGACTACTACCTCCACCACTAGGAGAGTTTGAGTAATTATTCCATGCAGCACCACCAGCACCTCCTCTTAAAACATTTCCAGCACTTCCATTATATTGTCCATATGGACCATAACCACCACCGTACGCTCCACCTCCACCTTGTGTTACAGTATTACTATTACCAGGACTAGCAACACTAAAATCACTATCACCACCATATCCTCGACCCCCACCTTGACCACCTCCAGTAGTGAAAGCACCACCTCCATCTCCACCGTCTCGATGTGGAGGTTTTTGACTATTAGGTGTACCAGGACCACCAAAATTACACCCATGTCCTCCTTGTCCACCGTATGCAGCAGCATATGTGCCAAATGATGTAGTACCTCCAGATCCAGCTACTGTTGTTCCATCAGTACCACTTGGATAAGAAGCGAGAGTTCCTCCACCTCCAATTGTAACGGATACTGATGATGGTAAATCTGACATTTTAAATTCGTAAATTCCATATCCTCCTCCTCCACCGCCACCAGCTCCACGACCACCATTACCGCCTCCGCCACCGCCACCCCACAGGTGGACAGTAACTATATTACCTGAAGAGGGTTTTGTCCAAGTGCCACTTGAGGTGAATACTGTTAATAGTGAGGTTCCAGGTGGTCCTGGTGGTCCTGCGACTGATGATGGTGGACCTGGTGGTCCAGCAACTGTCGAATCGGCACCTGGTGGTCCTGGTGGTCCAGCA